AAAATAAACCTGCACCTGTAAGCGAAGCAAAAGACACACATTGTTCAGACAAATGTTGTGGCGCTGACGTTAAGAGAGAAGATTGCAAATGTCCGCCAACTTGTAAACATTGTAACTGTAATGCTGTCGAAGAAGGCAAGTACAAGAACGATGCACAACGCAAAGCAGTACATGCATCAAAAGCAAAAAAAGAATCACTCCAAGATAAACTACAAGCCAAAATGAACGAAGTAGCAGGACCTGATAAATGTTGGCCTGGTTATAAAAAAGATGGTACCCAAAAAGGTACTGGGAAGAACAAAGGCAAACGTGTAAACAAGTGTGTAAAGGCATAATATGTATAAAACAGTAAATCCGGATGATATATTTAACGCAGTAGAAGGTAATCGTGAGAAGACTGTAATGCAACCAAATGCAATCGCGGCGCCACTAGTAAATTCTACAACAGAACCTCAGAAGCCACAATCACAAATGTCTGATGCAGAAGCAATTAGAGCAATGGGTGACCGACTAGCAAAAATTTGGGAAGACTAGTATGGACTTTAATGCACTACAGCACAAACTATTTGCACTAGATCCAAGTGATCCAGCAGAAGACTTGCGCAAACTAACTGAGTCAGCAGGCGGTCAGGCGCAGGGAAATGTAGCAGAGACTGTGAATTATGTGCAAGAAAGTGTTGAAGTACAAGAAGGTACTATGCCAGTTGAAGGTGACTACAGTTTAGGTGACTTTGCTGCTCTAGCAGGGGTTACACTTACTGAAGCACAAAAGAAAGGTTCTGCAGGACAAGCAAAAGGTAAAGATCCTATGCCTAGTGCAAAACCTGGACGTACTAAACATCCATTAAAAGATAAACTTGTAGGCGAAGATGATGACCGAATTGCACAGTTAGAAGCTCGTGTTGCGCAATTAGAAGCAATGCTACAAGAAGAACGAACAAAGAAAACTCCAATTAAGAATCGTAACCCTGTTGCATCACATGCACAGTCAAGTGGTTCGGGTGTACATAAAGACCAATTCCAAAAGAACAAACCGGACCGCAAGCAAAAGCATAAAAAAGACTATGCTAATGAGTCTATCAAAGCCCAACTCTGGGCGGCATTAAAGTCAAAATAATACTTGACAACCCCCTAAAATCGTAGTATAATATAAGCTAACATAAACTATTAATAGGAGGATAGTATGGGTAGCCGAACCTACGGAGCAGAAGAAAAAGCAAAACTAGAACGTCTTGTCAAAGAAGGTGTAACAGTATTGCAGGAAGTAGAAGATCTAAACACAGGTCTAAAAGAAACAGTAAAAGCTGTTGCAGAAGAAATGGATATCAAACCAAGTCTTATTAACAAAGCAATTAAAATTGCACAAAAACGTGACTGGGATTCACATGCTGATGCATATGATGATCTAGAAACAATTATTACTACGTTAGGTTACGATAAGTGATTAGAAAAATAGGACAGTTCTTTAAAGAAAGTTATAAAACTAGTCCAGTAGCGTTTTACGCTGAAATGGTCGAAGCAGTATTGCTTATTGGCGCAAGTGCTGTTTTGGCCTTCACTATCTTAGATCCTGCTACTAAGACATTTGTTCCAATGTATCTTGTAGGTAGTATGCTAGGTATTGTAAGTGCTGTAATTAGAAAAGCAGCATTTGTTATTGTATTATGTAGTTGGTTTACAGCAATGAATGCATATTCATTATATCAACTATTTTTTATATGATAACATATATATGTTAGAGTCGTTCACTTACGAACAGGTTGAAGGTTATGTTGGCCACAAACAACAAGGAGAAATGAATGCCATACGTTGATGCGATGTTTGATCGCGATCAAGATATTATTCGAGTAGTCGAACGTAAAGACGGGAAGAGAACTTTCCGAGAATATCAAGCAAAATATACTTTTTATTATGAAGACCAACGAGGCAAGTACAAGAGTGTGTACGGTGATCCTCTAAGTCGTATTGTATGTAAGAACACAAAAGACTTTCGCAAAGAAGTTGCTATTAACAAAGGTAAAAACTTGTTTGAAAGTGACGTAAATCCTATCTTCCAATGTTTAAGCGAGAACTATCTTAACCAAGATGCTCCTAAATTAAACATTGCGTTTTTTGATATTGAGACAGACTTTGATCCAGAGAAAGGCTTTGCTGATCCTGCAGATCCGTTTATGCCTATTACAAGTATCTCTGTGTATTTGCAATGGCTAGAAACAATGGTGTGTTTAGCAGTTCCGCCTAAAACACTTACTATGGAGCAAGCTGAAAAAGAACTAGAAGGCATTGACAATGTAATGTTGTTTGAAAAAGAAGGTGACATGATTGACACGTTCTTAACACTAATCGAAGATGCTGATATTTTATCAGGTTGGAACAGTGAAGGTTATGATATTCCGTATACTGTAAACAGAACTATGCGTGTACTAAGCAAAGACGACACACGTAGATTCTGCTTGTGGGGGCAATTGCCTAAGAAACGTGAATATGAAAAGTATGGGAAGCAAGCAGTTACGTTTGACTTAATTGGTCGCGTACACTTAGATAGTTTAGAACTATATCGTAAGTACACATATGAAGAACGACATACATATCGATTAGATGCTATTGGTGAAATTGAAGTAGGCGAAAACAAAGTTGCGTATGAAGGTACACTTGATCAATTATATAATCAAGATTTTCGCAAGTTTATTGAATACAACATTCAAGATACAGCACTACTTGACAAACTAGATAAGAAGTTACGTTTTATTGATCTTAGTAACACTGTTGCACACGAAAATACTGTGTTGCTACAGACTACAATGGGTGCTGTTGCTGTTACAGAGCAAGGTATTATTAACGAAGCGCACAATAGAGGCTTACAAGTTCCTAATAGACGTCCGCGTGATGACACAGAGAATACACAAGCCGCTGGAGCATATGTTGCATTTCCTAAGAAAGGTTTACACAAGTGGGTAGCATCAATGGACTTAAACAGTCTATATCCTAGTGTTATTCGTGCATTAAATATGGCGCCAGAAACCGTTATAGGACAAATACGTCCTGAAGTTAGTGAAGCCCGTGTACACGAAGACATGACTCTAAAGAAAAAGTCGTTTGCAGGCAGCTGGGAAGGTCGCTTTAGCACAGAAGAATATGAAGCTGTAATGACACAACGCAAAGATGTTGCAATGACTGTTGACTGGGAAGACGGGCGTACCGACATACTAAGCGGAGCAGAACTATATCAGCTTATATTTGATTCGCAAATGCCTTGGATGCTTAGTGCAAATGGCACAATCTTTACAACAGAGTTTGAAGGTGTTATTCCTGGATTACTAAAGCGTTGGTATGCTGAACGTAAAGACATGCAGAAAATGTTAATCAAAGCAAAAGATGCTAAGAACTCCGCAGAAATTGAATATTGGGACAAAAGACAACTTGTTAAAAAAATTAATCTTAATAGCTTGTACGGCGCTATTCTTAATCCTGGGTGCCGTTTTTTCGATAAACGTATTGGTCAGTCTACTACACTAACAGGACGTACTATTGTTAAGCACATGAGTGCAGAAGTAAACAACGTTATTACTGGTGAATATGATCACGTTGGTAAAGCAATGATATATGGCGATACTGACTCCTGTTACTTTAGTGCATGGCCTATGCTTAAAGATGATGTAGATGCTGGCAAACTTGAATGGTCCAAAGATAAATGCATTACTCTTATGGATCAAGTGTGTGAACAAGCAAATACAACATTTCCAGACTTTATGATGCAAGCATTTCACTGTCCAAAGTCACGTAGTGATGTTATTGCAGCGGGTAGAGAAATTGTAGCACAGTCAGGTTTGTATATTACTAAGAAACGTTATGCGGCACTAGTAATTGATAACGAAGGCTTTAGAACAGATAGCGAAGATAGTCCAGGTAAGGTAAAAGCAATGGGTCTAGACTTGCGTAGGTCAGATACACCTGTGTTTATGCAAGACTTCTTAAAAGAGCTATTGCTAATGGTGCTTACTGATATTCCGCAAGAAGATGTACTAGAGCGTATTACTCAGTTCCGTATGGAGTTTAGTGAGCGTCCAGGTTGGGAGAAAGGTTCGCCCAAACGTGCAAACAAAGTAGGACACTACAGACGACTAGAAGAAAAGCAAGGCAAAGCAAACATGCCCGGGCATGTTCGTGCAAGTCTTAATTGGAATACATTGAAGCGTATGAACGGTGATAAATATTCTCAAGAAATTGTAGATGGTATGAAAGTTATTGTTTGTAAACTAAAACAGAATCCGCTGGGTTACACAAGTGTTGCATATCCAACAGATGAACTGCGTATTCCAGAATGGTTTAAAGAACTGCCATTTGACGATTCAGCAATGGCAGAAACTATTATTGATAATAAGTTAGACAACTTAATTGGTGTGCTTAACTATCCGTTAGAAGATACTAAACGTCACAACACATTTACAAGTTTGTTTGACTTTGGAGGATGATATGAGCGAACAAGCATTAGAAGATGAACTAACTGAAGAAACTAGAGATAGATTCCAAAACAGTCAAATGTCTAAAGCAGGCAAACTGGCTATGGAACTTAACATTGAGCGTAAACGACTTAAAGAAGAACTTGCGCAAGTACAAGCAGAAGTAGAGGATCTTACTCCTACTACGCCAACTGGAACTATTGACTGGTATGTTAAATGGGCTAGTATGATACTAGCAGTACTAGGCGTATTTGCACTCAGTGCAGGGTGGACACTCTACGGACAATCACTATATATCCTTAGCTCATGTGGATGGGTATTTGTTGGGATGACATGGAGTGATAGAGCAATTATGATAGGATCAGCTATTAGCGGCACAGCCGTTGCTATGAACTTGGTCCAAGGATTACAAATATGAAAATTAAATTAGAAATAGAATTAGATACAGAAAAAGATCGAGAAGAATTAGAATCGTTGTTAGATATTATTGAAAATCTACGTTATAAGGAGGATGATGATGAAAGTTAACGTAACTGACATTGGCGGTGAAGTTGTTAAAGATAATGTAACTTATCTTCTTAAGGATAACACAACACTTAAAAACTTAGTTTTAAGTAGTACTAGATTATCAGCTAATAGGACTACTACCGGACATAGACATGCAGGTCAAGAAGAAGTTTATGTGTTTGTGAAAGGTAGCGGACAAATGGAACTTGATTACAAAATGTTCGATGTTAAAGAAGGTGATGTTGTATTGATTGAAGATAATGTATTTCATAAAGTACACAACAACAGTGACGTTGGTTTAGAATTTATTTGTATATTTGACGGGAGGAGAAGCCATTGATAGTAGGGTTTACATGTAGTACATTTGATTTGTTACATGCCGGACATATACAAATGTTGCGTGAAGCAAAAGAACAATGTGATTATCTTATATGCGGATTGCAAGTCGATCCAAGTACAGATAGAGCAGAAAAAAACGCTCCTATACAAACTGTAGTAGAACGTTATGCACAGCTTAAAGCTGTGTCGTATGTAGACGAAATTATTCCTTACGGTACTGAAGAAGATCTAGAAGATATCTTGACAATGTATCAAATAGATGTTAGAATATTAGGTGAAGAGTATCGTGAAAAGGATTTTACGGGCAAGGATATTTGCAAGAAGCGAGGTATCCAGCTACATTTTAACAAACGAGATCATCGCTTCTCATCAAGTGACTTACGTAAACGAGTAACAGAACGAGAGATTACATGAATAAATTTATATTTGACGTAGACGGAACACTAACACCAAGCCGTGGTAGGATAGACGAAAAATTTGAAAGATTCTTTTTTGACTTTTGTACAAATAATCATGTTTATCTTGTTACTGGTAGTGATAAGCCTAAAACAGTTGAACAAGTAGGTATAAAAATATACAATCAGTGTAAACGTGTTTATCAGTGCAATGGCAATGATGTCTACGAAGGCAGTACTAACGTAAGAACTACTGATTGGCAATTACCAGACCTAGCAAGAACATTTTTAATTAGTTGCGAGTATGAAAGTCCATTTACTCTACGTACAGGCAATCACATCGAAGAACGTCCAGGTATGGTAAACTTTAGTGTTGTAGGACGTAATGCTGGTTCTGTAGAACGTACAAAGTATGTAGCGTATGATACATACGAAAACGAAAGGATTACAATAGCAAACGCATTTAACATAATGTTTCCTGACTTAGAAGCAAAAGTAGGCGGGGAAACAGGTATTGATATTTCGCCTAAGGGCGCAGATAAGAGTCAAATTGTAAAAGACTTTGACAAAGAAGATAAACTTTATTTCTTTGGAGATGCAATGCACGAAGGTGGTAATGATTATCCATTAAAGAAAGTTGTGCATCATGCTAAACATGTTACAGGATGGCGTCAAACTTGGGAATACTTAACGTGGTCCCAAGAGCAAAGAGTTGCAAACTAATGCATATTTTATTAACAGGTCATTTAGGATTTATTGGTACTGCACTTAGTAATCGATTAGTAAGTATGAAGCACCAAGTAACTGGTATTGACCTAAAGAACGGTAAAGAACAAGACTTACTTAATATTGCACAATGGCCGGAAAACATTGACCTTGTTATACATCTTGCAGGCAAAAGCGGAGTACGAGAAAGTTTAACAGACCCGTCTGGTTATTGGATGAATAATATCGAAGCAAGTCGTAGATTGTTTGAAGCATATCCAGATACACGCATAATATATGCAAGTAGCTCAAGTGCCTACGAACCCGATTTAAATCCTTATGCAGCATCTAAGTATGTACTAGAAGAACTTGCTGAACGTTATCCTAATACACTAGGCTTACGATTACATACAGTTTATAGTGATACTTGTCCACGGGAAAATATGTTTTTTAACAAGTTGCGTAACAATACTTTAAGTTATGTAACGAGGCATCATAGAGATTTTATACATTTACAAGATGTACTTGATGCTGTTGAACTATTAATCAATAACCATTATATAAAAGGTACAATTGATATCGGTACGGGGAATCCTGTTAGGATCCGAGACTTAGCACCAAACTTACCAGTTCGTCTAAATACCCCGGGAGAGCGTGAATTTACTTGCGCTAATACAGAAAAAATGTCAGCTCTAGGCTTTAAACCTAAATACTCGGTAGAAAAGTTCTTGACAAATGGCAATAAAGGCAATATAATTAACTTATTCGATGGAGAAACGATAACATGAAAGATATCTTACAAGACGTAGTAGCACACACACATGCATTAGGCTTTCTTAGCTTAGTAAAAGTAACAGGTGGCAACGAAACAGTCATTGATTCAATGGCAGAAGACCGTTCAGTAATTCTTAACGCAACATCTACTCATGGAGTAGCAGATGGTACATTTGGTATGCCTAACTTGGATAAGTTAGCATTACACTTAAAGAATCCTGAATACAAAGATAACGCAAAGATCGATATTGTGAAAGCAGATCGTAACGGCGAAACTATTCCTACACATATACATTTTGAAAATGCAGCAGGCGACTTTGAAAATGATTACCGCTTTATGAATAAAGCAATCATTGAAGAAAAACTTAAAACTGTTAAGTTCAAAGGTGCAGCTTGGAATGTAGAAATTGCTCCTACACAGGCAGCAATTGCACGTATGAAGTTAATGAGTGCGGCACATTCTGAAGAGCCTACATTTAATGTAACTACTAAAGACAGCAACTTGATCTTTAGCTTTGGTGATGCAAGTACACATGCTGGAGAGTTTGTATTCCAACACAGTGTAGAAGGTGCATTACAGCATACATGGAGTTGGCCAGTAGCACAAGTACAAAGTATCTTGAGTTTAGACGGTGACTTAACAATGAGTATTAGTGATCAAGGTGCAATGAAAATTACAGTAAATAGTGGCATTGCAACATACGATTATATTCTTCCAGCGCAGAGCAAATAATGAATAAAGATTTAACCGCGGCGCAACAAGATTATGCGCACTTCCTTCCTGCACTAAGTGGTTTTTATGCCACTTATGTAGGCAAACAGCGGTATGACGAATATGTTGATAAAGCTCGTATTCCTAGTAACTTTGCTAATGGTGTCGAAACACTAAACTATCTTAATAAAACAGACGGAGCGTTTCAGTACAAATGGACGCTCTATTCTGCAGGACATGCTGATTTGGATACAACTAAGTTTGTGCCTAAAGAAGATATGGTGCGTAACAGAGATAGAGAAAACACTTGGTTACTAGGTGACTCAGGTGGCTTCCAAATTGGTAAGGGTGTCTGGGAAGGTGATTGGAAAGACATTAATTGTCCTAAAGCACAAAAGAAAAGAGACGGTGTGTTGCGTTGGATGGACGCTTACATGGACTATGGAATGATACTTGATATTCCAGCCTGGGTTGCACGTTCACCTGCTGGTGCAAAAGCAACAGGTATTAGTACATACGCAGAAGCAGTTGCCGCAACACGCATCAACAATGATTACTTTATGAAACATCGTACAGGTGCTTGTAAGTTCTTAAACGTATTGCAGGGTGAGAATCACGCAGACGCAGATGACTGGTACGAACAGATGAAAGATTACTGTGATCCAGTTAAGTATCCTGACACACATTTTAATGGGTGGTCAATGGGTGGTCAGAACATGTGCGATGTGCATTTAGTTCTTAAACGTGTTGTTACACTACACTATGATGGCTTATTACAAAGCGGTATACACGATGTAATGCACTTTCTAGGTACAAGTAAACTAGAGTGGGCATGCCTGCTAACAGACGTACAACGGGCTATACGCAAGTATTACAACCCTACTATGATGCTTACATTTGATTGTGCAAGTCCGTTCTTAGCTACAGCTAACGGACAAGTATATACATCCAATGAAACTCCTGATAGAGGTAAATGGACTTATCGAATGTTGCCTAGTGTAGACGAACTAAAGTATGCATCAGATACTAGAACGTTTAAGGATGCTACGACACAAGACGGTATTTTTAAAGTGTTTGAGGATAGTCCTTTAAGTGACGGATTACTAGTAAATGACATTTGTACATATGCCAAAGGTGATCGTAATAAGATTGGGGTACCTAAAGTAAGTGCAGGCGAAGTTGAACTAGACAAAAACGATAATCCTGTATTAGATGCGAGCGGTAATCAAATTGTACGTAAGAAAGACTCCACAAGCTGGGATAGCTTTAGTTATGCTATACAGATGGGTCATAATGTATGGACACACGTTAACGCTGTACAAGAAGCTAATAGGCAGTATGACGCAGGTGTAATTCCTAATATGCTAGTGCAAGAAAAGTTTGACAGAATTACATTTAGAGATGTTGTGGAAGAAATATTTTCAAAGACAACAAGAGAAGAGTCGTTAGCAGTCATTGACAAGTATTCCAAATTTTGGATGTCAATTCCAGGTACTAGAGGTGCTATTGGTAAAAAGACTGTAAACAGTTCTACATTCTTTGATGCATTATTTGATGTAGAGGAAACTGTCGAACCTGTTGACGAATTAGATGAAACTAAGTTAGAGGAATTACAGGATGAGCAATTATGACACTACTGAGGATAAACTTAGAGCTCATTATGCAGAACTAGAACGTAAGCATAAAGAACTTGACACAGAGCTCGAAGTAAAGTATAATAATATAACAGTAACAGATGAAGTTAGGCGTATGAAAACTATGAAACTTTACCTAAAAGATGAAATGCACAGAATTAATTCTTACTTAGTACAAAAAGGTTTAGAATGATAGCTAATAAAAATCTTGAAAAACTTAGGGCTGCTTTAAGACAAGCGGGTTTAGATTATGTAGTTACTCGTGAAGACGGTGCAGTTGCTCATGTTAATGTTTGGATTAAGGAAGAAACAAATGAAACGTGATTATGACACAGGTGTAGAAAGTGACGTAGAGTTCTTTGTAGGTACAGAAGTTGAAAAGACTCCTGCGTTTGGAATGAAAACATTATTTGTTACAGGCATACATTCTTATGCAACAATTAAACAACACATTGCAAACGAACAAGTCGAACATGTTTTCTTTGGTGCTAATCACAGTTACAATCCCGTAACAGCAGAAGAGTTTGATATCTGGGATACAATGATTGGTGTATTCCTAAAAGAAGGGTTTCTATGCAGTTTAGATATTCCAAGCACTATTAACATGGAATGGTTTTTAGACGGTGGACTAATTGAATACAAAAACTTTATTCCTCAAATACGGGTAGTAATTCCTTACGTTGAGCAATGGAACTATAATACTATGGTTAAGATTGATGATAAAGATTTTAATGCAAGCAATCCTGGTGTTTGGTGTCATAGCTTACATGATCTAATGGATCGTGATAAATTTACAGATTGGTCTAAGTACGGAAAAGATAAGGTATTATAATGGTACTAGTATATGACGATTGCGTTGATCAACAAGTAGTAGATCGTATGCACTACTTACTACTTGAAAAAGCATTCCCATGGTATTATCAATCTGATATGTTACACAATCCTAATACTTTAGCACAAGGATATGTTAAAAGGCCTGGATTTATTAATACTGTATGGAACGCAGGAAACAGCTTAGATTGTCCGTGGTTTGATGTTTTATTAGGTAATACTGTATTTAAAGTTCCGCCTAATGATGTACTTGAAATATCAGCTAACTTACTACCCCAAACTAATTTAGAAATCTTGCTAGACAAAGAAAACACATCACATACAATACCGCACTTGAAGGCAATATATTATGTATGCGACAGTGACGGGGATACTGTTATATACAATAAAATGTACAATGACCCAGGGTCTTATTGGCAAGAAGTGCAAGCGTCTGTTACTCCTAAAAAGGGAAGATTGGCTATTTTTGATGGCAGTTATTTACATGCTTCAACTAGACCAACTACAGGTACACAATGTACACTTAATTTTACCTTTGTAAATAAAGATGTTGACAAACTGCTTAATAGAAAGTATACTTAAACAATGCAACAAGAACGTTATTATGCATACATGCAACGTAGAATGAGAGAAGAAGATAACATGGAAGAAGCGCAACGAAGTATTTGGGTTACATTTGCTAAAGAAGGTGTACATATGTACCCCGGTGCTGATACAGACCCTAAACTAGCAACAGGCGATTGGGATGATGTATCATTCTTAGGCGTTCCACATCGTCATATTTTCCACTTTAAAGTTCGCATCGAAGTATTTCACAACGATCGCGATATTGAATTCATTCAGTTTAAACGCTGGATGGAACGGTTGTATGCTCAGGATGTAATACAACTGGATCACAAGAGCTGTGAAATGATTGCAGATGACTTGTACAAAGAAATTTCCGCAAAGTACCCCAGCCGCTTTGTAGAAATCAGCGTAGCTGAAGATAACGAAAATGGCTGTTCAATTTATTACCCTAAAACATAAAAGGATGACCTTACTATGGCAACCGAGTTTAATCGTAACGCATATACAAAAGTCTTTAACGACTTGGATACGTTCCGTGATTATTGTCGCTTTGAAGGTAAAGTGTTTAACGAAAAAGCACTTTACAAAAAAGATGATCCAGTTTGGATCGCATACCAGAAGTACCAAGGTTGGTTACGTGCTAAA